CCAGTTGGTACAACAGCTCAACAGCCGACTACGGCGTATGCAGGTATGTTGAGGTTTAACAGCACATTAAATAAACTGGAATATTATAATAATACTTCACAATGGATTCAAATACCGCCTGTAGTAAGAATATCTGGAGGAACTGATGTATTTACACACAATAATTATAAAATATGTGTATTTACGGGTAGTGGAACTTTTTCATTAGATGGACCAGCCACTACAATAGATGTTCTAATGGTAGCTGGTGGTGGAGGAGGTGGTAACCCAGGTTCAAGTGGTGGATCAGGTGGCGGTGGAGGTTATAGAACACCAGGCACTGCAAATACTGGTTCAGGTGGTGGAGGATCTTCTAGTAGTGGTAATACTGGTGCTGGTGGATCAGGTATAGTTATTATCAGGTATAAATATCAATAGGAGACAATTATGGCACATTTTGCAAAACTAGGAACTAACAGTAAAGTTATTCAAGTATTAACACTCGATAACAAAGATATGTTAAATGCTGATGGTGTTGAAGACGAAACAGTAGGTCAACAATATTTAGAACAACACAATAATTGGCCTGCACAAATGTGGATTCAAACATCTTATAACACTATTAATAATACACACAGGTTAGGTGGTACACCTTTTAGAGGAAATTATGCAGGTATAGGTTCAATTTGGGATGAAGATAATCAAATCTTCTGGCCTAAAAAACCACATGCATCATGGATAAAAGATTTAACAACTGCTGAATGGAAATCACCTATTGGAGACGCACCAACACTTACATCTGAACAAATATCTCAAAACGAAGCAAATACACATCAATGGAGATATGAATGGAATGAAGAAGAATATCAATCTGATAATTCAACTGGATGGAGTTTAGTTAATACTTTAGTTTAATTATATATATTATACATTAATTATATTATGAAAAAAATAGTTTTGTCTGAACAAGCTTTATTATATGGCAATGTTGAAATGCCCAAAGGTTGGGACATTGACCGAGATAAGTTATCAGGTGACATTTTACAATCACAAATAACAAATTCATCTTTCCCATTCTCACGGACTTGGGATATGTTAAATACCTATATACGAGAACACATTAGTGTCGAATATAGTATTAATCTAATTAACAAAGAAACGTGGGGCAACATTTATAAACCTGCGGAAACTACAATCCCATTATTAAATATTGATCCAGTAGATTTACGTAACTCACCAGACTTTACATTATTATATGGTGTAAAAGTTAAAGATTGTATGGTTCGAATACACTTTGAAGATAATAGACGTAAAGGAAGAAGCTGGGATATATCTTTGACTAATAATAAATTTATAATGTTTCCGTCAACTAATATGTACTATCTAACTAACACACAAAAAGATTCAATAAACTTTGTACAAACAATAACTTATGAATATATCTAAAAATTTTTTAGATAAAAAAGATTTTAAAAAATTAAAAGATAAAATAATGGGAGAATATATGCCTTGGTATTTCAACGAGGGCGTAAATAGAGCTATTGACAAAAATTTTCAATTTGTTTTTACCTTTATAAATAATGGAAAAATTAATTGTTCACAAGAAATGATGAATATTTTAAAACCTATTTTACATAAAATAAAATATAAAAAGTTAAATAGAATAAAAGCAAATTTATTAACTCAAACTAGTAATATTATTGAACATGGAATGCATATTGATCAGGATGAAGGAACTACAGGAATTTTTTATATTAATGACTGTAATGGTTACACCAAGTTTAAAACTGGTGAAAAAATTAAAAGTGAAGAAAATAAATATGTTGAATTTAATTCAATTTTAGAACACACAGGCTCTACTTGTACAGATAAAAATATAAGAGTTGTAATAAATTTTAACTATGTATGAATATTTCTAATTATTATTGGTATTTTAAATCTGCACTTTCACCTAAATTTTGTGATGAGGTTATAGAATATGCTAATTCAAAAAAAGAAGAAATGGCTAGAACAGGTGGATATGGCGACAGAAAATTAAACAAGCAAGAAGTATTAGATTTAAAAAGAAAAAGAAACTCTGATTTAGTTTGGCTTAATGATACTTGGATATATAAAGAATTACATCCATATGTTCATATGGCTAATAAAAATGCTGGTTGGAATTTTGATTGGGATATAAGTGAGTCTTGTCAGTTTACAAAATATAAACTAAACCAATATTATGATTGGCACTGTGATAGTTGGGATAAACCGTATGATAGAAAAAACCCAAACGATCCAGAGCACGGAAAAATTAGAAAACTATCTATGACTTGTCAGTTAACAGATGGATCAGAATATAGTGGTGGAGAACTAGAGTTTGATTTTAGAAATTATGATCCACATATGCGTGATGAATCAATACACAAAATACAGTGTAAAGAAATATTACCAAAAGGTTCTATCATTGTATTCCCTTCATTTGTGTGGCATAGAGTTAAACCCATAACATCAGGCATAAGATATAGTCTTGTTGCTTGGCATTTAGGAAGGCCTTTTAAATAATGTTTATCAATAATTATTTCAGCACAACTATTTGGTCAGAACAAAAACCAGAGTTTGTAACCTCATTAAACAAAGCGTCTGACAAATATATCAAAGATGCAAAAACAAAAGAGAAAGTTTTTATTAAAGAGCACGGTGATTTTGGAAGATCATATCACTCAACACCTTTAACTGCTGATAACGATTTTTTAGATTTTAGAAATTATGTTGGCCAAAAGTCTTGGGAATATTTAGATCATCAAGGTTATGATATGCAACAGTACACAACTATGTTTTCTGAATTGTGGGTACAAGAATTTGCTAAAAAAGGCGGTGGTCATCATCCAGCACACATACATTGGAATCAACACGTATCAGGTTTTTATTTTTTAAAGTGTAGTGACAAAACTTCTTATCCAATATTCCACGAACCAAGAACAGGTGCTAGAGCTACAAAATTAAAAATGAAACCAGATCAAAAAGGTATATGGGGTGGAACTGAACTTATACATTTTAATCCAACACCTGGTACATTAATTATCTTTCCAGGGTTTTTAGAACATGAGTTTGCAGTAGATTTTGGTAAAGAACCTTTTAGATTTATACATTGGAATATAACAGCTGTACCAAAAGGGATAGTAAAAGATGTTTAAAAAGAAAAAATATACAGTTATTCGTCAAGCAATATCTAAAGACTTAGCAGTTTTTGTTGCAAATTATTTTAACATGCAAAGGCAAGTTTATGATACCTGTTTTAGAGAAAAATATTTTTCTCCTTTTGAAACAATTTTTGGATATTATGAGGGTAAAGATGATCAAATTCCTAATACTTATTCTCAATATGCAAACGTAGCTATGGAAACATTATTGTTGAAATGTTTACCACAAATAGAAAAAATAACACGATTAAAATTATATCCTGCATATACTTATGCAAGAATTTATAAAAAAGGTGACGTTCTTAAAAGACACAAAGATAGATTTAGTTGCGAGATATCTACTACTATGAATCTTGGTGGTGATAACTGGCCAATATATCTAAGTCCAAATGAAAATGTGGGCATACCAAATGATAAAAATATTACTACAGAAAGTAAAGCTAAAGGTATCAAAGTAGATTTAAAACCAGGAGATATGCTGGTTTATTCTGGTTGTGAGCTAGAACACTGGAGAGAAAAATTTAAAGGTAAGGAATGCGTACAAGTTTTTCTGCATTATAACAATCGTAAAACACCAGGCGCTAGAGATAATATGTTTGACAAGCGTCCACATTTAGGTCTTCCATCTTGGTTTAGAAAGGATTAGTTATTTTAATTATATATAATATATGACGAAACTAAACACATATATTGTTGAAGGTGGTGTAGGTAAATGTACAACTTTTACAGCGCTAGTAGATAAACTAGCAGAAAAAGCAGGCCAACCCATTCAAGTATATACACCGTACGTACAATGCTTTGCAAACAATCCAAACGTCAAACTTGTATTTGAACAAACAATACCATTAGAAGATGAACGAATAATGGCATCAGATAATATCTATTATTCTGAACCCTACAAATCTAATTTTCAATTTGGTAATCAACATTTAATTGAAGCTTACTGTAATCTACATGACGTAGAATTTGAATCTACAATGGTACCTAAGATGATTACAGATCATTTAAAAAAACAAGTTGATGATTGGAAAGAAAAAAATAAAGTAGGTAAAGATTATATTCTTGTACAATTTACAGGTGG